TTGTGGTGGAGGTAAAATTAAATTTACATTTTTAACACCAATCGCTTGATACATACTTTTGTATGCTTCATATAAATTATGCATACCAGGATTAGATTGTGCTAATTGTAATTCTGTTTGTGCAATAGATATTCTCTGAGCTTGTGAAAATATATTTGGATCAGCTACAGGAACAATATCAACTTTGTCATCAAAGTCTTGCAGTTTAATATTTCTTTGAGCACCTACAACATCGTAAGGATATTCAGATGGTAGATAAGTTTTAAAACAATCTGCTAATAATTTAAATTCGTGTTTTAATCCAACATATAATCTTTTGTGAATTGCAGACATTACACGTGAACCTCTTTCAAGTAATGCAACAGTTGTACCAACCGCAGCACCTTGATTACCATCGCCAACGCTCATATCAGATATAGCAGCGAATCTTTGACCTGCATTAACTACGATACCCATAAGTTGTAATAATGTTGCTGATGGTTCTTTAAAAGGTAAAGTCATAAATGCATCTTTGATGTTTCCACCTGGTGCATCTACATCTCGGAACTCGCCTGGCTGAATAGA